AGGTGTTCAGGGTTCCTATTTCTGTCGCTACCCATGCGCTTGAAACCGAATAAAGTTTGTTACCTCCTACCGCGAAAAGCTGTCCGTTAGACGCACGCCACTCGCCGCGAACCGGGCTAGTGGGAAGCGTAACGAGGAGGCGAAGCCCAGGCGTCGGAACAAGCGCCGCCACTTCGCGCTCCTTTCCGGTTCCGAGTGCGTTGATTTCCGGATAAAGGTTCACGCAACGCTGACAGTCCACGTTCACCGACTGCAGCGTGTAGCTCGGGCCGATGAATCCGGGGAACCTCACGTGGGGTCACCCGTGAGAATATTGAACCCGCCTTCACTGATTAGCGCCTCATCTACCCGGAGGTATTGAGGCCTGTGATTCATGCGTTTAATGTTGGCCTTTGCTTCGACCGCAACGATTGCGACAGCATCGGGTACGGCTTTCCCGTACTCAGGAGTAAGGCGAAGCGCCAAGCCATAGACCAGCGCCTCTTCGTAGCCAGGCGGGAATGCAACAGCGGTGTCGAGCGTGGAGACTTCGGTCAAGGGCTTCCAGGACCACAAAACCAGCTTATGCGCCGCGCTTGGCATCGGGTACAGGTTCAGCGTTTCGAGAGGGTAGGTGCCTTCAGCGTAAAGCGCCGTTACTCTATCGTAGGATACTCCCTTAAGCCGGATTGAGGCCCACTCAGCAAGCGAAAGGATCCGCACGGGGTATTCAACCGCTGGTGTCTGCGTTTCATCTCGAAGCAATGCTTCGTCAATCCGCAGCGGGCGAGTCGTGCTGAAGTCTCCACCCGTACCCAGCGTATAAGAGGCAGTACTTGGCGTGAGCGTGAACTCTTCGCGTACCCGCGCATAAATCAGTAGCTCTTCCGTGCTCCAGCTCGAAAGCATTCTATTAAGGGCCGAGAGGCCATCCGTAGCCTCTGAAGATGCCAAGCTTTCGCCTGGCGCCAATGCCCCAATCAGGCGCAGCGATGCTGAGACTAAATCTCTACCTGTCACGCCTTACCCCCTGCTGAAACCTGCGCGATCCCTGCGCGTTTCTTCAGCCAGTTTCCGATGTGGCCAACGTAGGGCCGGTTAAAATCCCAATGAGTGAGTTTGATCTCTGGATCGAGGAACACCTTGCCGCCGACCTTGCGCCACTCCTTGCAAAAGTGAACGTCTTCGCCGTAAAGCGAGTCGTCTTGAAATTTCATTTCAAAGTAACAGTGCGCTTTGTGGCCGAGGTGATCGTATTCACGTTCTGGGTGCGCGGATTTCAGCGTTTCAAATACGTTCCGCGAAAGGCTCATGAAGCCGCCGGGGAGGTGCGCGATCTCAAGTAAACCGTGTTCATTCGCCCACAGCTCTTTATTTTCGAGCCATCCAACCGGGTAGATTTCGGTTTCATTCTTGAACCGATAGGCTCCACCAACGAAGTCAACCGGCTGCTTTGCCAGCTTGATCAGTGCGCCAGGCTCAAACGTGATGTCTGAATCCAAAAACACGAGCCGGTCAAAGTCTGAGTCCATGAAGTCTTGAGCAAGCTGGTTCCTCCCCATCGCCGGGTGAGAGCAATTAGGGAGGAACCGAAACTGCACAATGTCGCCACCCAAGAGCCCAACGGTCTGCTCGTTGAGAAGACAGCGAACCGTCTCCACAGGAACTTTTCCGTCATAAACCGGGATGGCGACATTGATTTTCATGTTACGCTTCGCCCTTGATGATCCCGACGGCTACGAGAGCCGCGCGGAGTTCATTCGTCAGGACCACAAGCGCGTTGCCCTGTTCGGCAAGCGTGGCGATCGAGTTCACGATCAACGTGCTGTTGTACGTTCCGGTCAGAGCCGCGATGCCGTTTGTGGCAGCAGCAGCGCCAGCAGAGGCATCGGTCACGGCGACCGCGACAGCCTGTGATGCGTTTCCACGCTGAGCAATCGGGGTGGCTCCGTAGAAGCCGACTAGATCAGCAGCAGACTGGCCGAGGGTAATTCCGCCAGGCGTTTTGACGCTGTTTGTTTCCAATGTATCTGTTGCAGTATTCATTTCTATTTCTCCTTCAAGTGGGAGGCTGCGACCCGATTCACTCAAGCCGCAGCTCCGATTTTAATTAGGCAGGTTGACCGACGACGCGGCAGGCGAATTCCGGATAGAGGCACTTCCACCCGAACAAGATGTCCAGGCGAGAGTTCATCCGGTCATTCACGATGTCGAAGCCAGACACCAAGCGCATCGACAGACCGCTTTCCGGGTCAGACGCGTGAGCCGCCATGTGCATGCCCTTCGGCAAGATCAGGTCAGCGCAGCCCAGAGCGAAGGCGTCCTTATGGAACACCATGTTCTGAGGACACACGATATTGGCGTAGCTTGAGGCATGTCCAAAGACCGTGATTGCGTCGCCATCAGCCGGGAGAGAATCCACGTTCTGATAAGCGCCCGTGCTGTAGATCGCCGGAGTAAACGACAAAGTGGCGATCTCATTCGTGGCAGCAGCCGCATCAGAGGTCACGACGAACTGAGCGAGTTCGCCCGTGCTCTGTTTCGTCTGCGGGTTCACAGCGTAGACGGTAGCGATCGAGAAAACGTCACCGGCCTTGAGGTATCCAGCAACAGACGATCCGAGTGATCCGTCCACGGCGATAGAGGTCGCGCCCTGAGCGGTGATCGTGGTTTTCACGGCAGGAGTTCCGCCGAGAGCGCCGATTGTGTGTTTCGCAACGTTTGCGCTCGAAACGAATTTCGAGCCAGCCGCGATACCCATCACGCCTTTTTCGTACTGCTGTTTGATCTGTTCCGAGGACTGGAACAGAGACTTCAGGCCTTCAACCATCGAGGCTTCCACGTTCGGATCCACAATGGCGGTAAGGCCATCCTGGGGAGCGCCGAGAAGAGCCATCTTCGCTTTGGCCTGGGTGAAGCCCTTCAGGGTAGAAGGGAGAGCCGTGGCAGACGGCACGCCAACAGAGCTGTAGATCTGCTTGTACATGGCAGCATAGCCGGTGTAGTCAACAGAGTTCGCCAGCGCCGTAACAGCGGGCGTGATGTAGCGTTCGCGGAACAGATCGACCGAGAGGGTCAGATCCTTGCTTGAGAACGCCAAGCCAACGTGCTTCTGCGTGTCGAGCTGAAGCGCAACGCTCTGATCGACAGAATCCTGCACGTTCAGAACTGCGCCATCCGTCACCGCGTAGCGCGAAGGCTTGCGAATATTGATGGTGTCACCGATCTTTGCACCCGAGGCGGCAAAGCGGTCGTCATACTGACGGCTGACGTGTTTCGTGAATCCGAGCTGATTCTTCAGCTCCATGAGGGACTCTTTCACAATGATCGAGTCGGTCAATACTGAGTTAGACATTTAAGAACTCCTCATGCGTGCAAAAAACAGCCTATTTAGGCGTGTTTCTGCCGCATTTGTTCGCGTCTCCATGCCTCATATTCCGATTGGCTCATATTCTCGGGTGATTTTGTGACCGATCCCGATGAACCTTTTCCAACTGGTTCGAGAGGCTTGGGCGCCTTGGTTATTTTTTTAGGTTCTGGTTTCTTTTCTTCCGAGAGTTTGGATTCGAGCCTTCCCAATTCACGAGCAGCAGCAAGAGGCGGAAGCTTATTGATTCGCTCAAACTCCGCGCGATTCTTTGCCAGCTCGTACATGAGAGCGGGGCCGTTATCAGACGACACAATGAGTTCTTGGACAACTGCAGAGGCAATTACGTCATCAACCTCAGCAATCACGTCGTCGAAGTCTTTGGTTTGCTTCGCAAAGGACTTGACCCGTTCAGAGTGGGCTTCCAGTAGGTTTTGCTGCTCGGTTTGCAGTTTCGTCTTCTGATCCTGCTCCTTAGCCGCTTTCTCCTTCTGTTCGATTTTCCAATCCGTAAGTGCTTCGATGTACTCAGCGTGAGTTTCAAAGCTGTCGGGATTGGGTTTGCCATCAACAACAGGTTTCGTTTCGACCTTCTCGGTTTTCTCTCCAGCGGGGGTTGTTGCTTTGCCCCGCCAATATTCGAGTTCCCGTTCACGCTCAGCGATACGGAAATTGAGCTTGTCGATTCTGCGTTGAAAGCCGCCTTTCTTCTTGGGTTTGTCCTTTTCGGAGTCATCGGCTTTGCCTTCGTCCTCATCGGATTCAGACTCTTCCGCGTCGTCTTTTTCCTCTGTCTCGGTTTCCGCAGCGTCCGATTCTGCGACTTCGTTTTGCTCAGAAGCGTTAGCTTCCAGCTCGGGCTTGATTTCCTCTTTAGCCGCTTCAGCGGATTGATCCACCGGCACGCTGTTAGAGATTACTTGGATGCTCATGGGTTTTCTTCCATTGGTAAGCCCGGTGATTCCCCGCCGGTAGGGTCTTGGCTCATGCCCATCTCGCCGCCCATCATGGGCTCCATGGCTTCCATGTCCTGCACGCTTTGCATGTCTTGCATGCTTTGTGGTTTGTTCATGCGTTGCATGGGTTGCATGGAGCCCACAGGGGCGCCGCTCTGGTTCATGTCCGAAAGTTCAAACTGTTCATTGAAGCCGAGCATCTGCGTGCGCTGATCAAGTTCAGCGATTTGATGCGCGAGAAGGTTCAGGGATTCTTTACTTTCAAGCTTGGCGAGTTCGATGGTCGCTTGAGTTTCAAGCTTCGCCATCTCGATGCGTTCTTTCGATTCGAGTTCAACGCGCTTGGTGTCGGCTGCGTCTTGAGCTTCGTTCAGCTTTCCGGTGAGCTGCTCGATCAGCTGGTTCATCTGCTGTATCTGGGCTTGGACTTGAGGCGGGATTTCCTGCTTAGCCGCCTTGTCGTCGAGTAGTTTGGGGTCAATCGTTTTCTTGATGCGCTCCGCGAGTTCCTGCGCGCCTGGCACGTCCATGTTCTTAACAACAAGGTCGCCAGCGATCTGCATCGTCGGAGGGTAGGCCTTCACCATTTCCTGCATGAACATCGCGGCTTCTTGACGTTTGGTCGCGTAGCTCGGGCCAACGTCCATCGAAACGTCGTAGCGCCCGGTATCCATGCGATAGATGACGTTCTTCCCGTTCTCTTCAAACGCTGCGTTCAACTTCACCACGCGCTGCTCGCCGTCCTCGCCAATGATGCGTGCGGTACGTTCGGTGTCGTAGATTGCTGGAATCCATTGCACAAGAATGCGTCCCGCGTGCTTCATTGAGCGCGTGAGGTTGTCAACGAAGTGGAAGTTTGAGGTCTGCGCCTGTTGGTTCCGGCGCTGAATTGCAACGCCTGAAGTCTCGTTTGAGCGCCCGCCAAGTGATGCGTCGTGAATGCCGGTCGTGGACTTGATATCGTCTGCGGCGCCCATCGCGGCCTGAGTGATCGCCATGACAGCGGGCTCGACTGCCATACGCTGAGGCGCTGGCATCGGCTGGCCACCGACTGAAACAGGATTGTACTCAAGCACCGAATGATTGCGGCTATTCGCGGTAGCCCAATCGTTGCGAAAGCCTTCAATCTGGCCCTTGGCTGCGACGAACGGAGCTTTTGGAGCAAGCCCGATGGCTTCCATCTCGGCAGACTTCATCACGTTGTAAACGCGCTGAGAGTCCATTGCGTCGCGAGTGATGCCCTTTAGCACGCGCTTACCGTCAATGACGTGCTCGGTTCCGTAAACGGGAATGATCGGGATGTAGTAGCCGGGGAGTTCGGTCTTTTCTAAAATCTCTGTGCCATTGAGCTTGCACCACTTGATCGAGGGGATTGAGGCTTTCCGCGTGGCTGCAACGGTGAGGCCTTGAGGAAGGGGCTTCGGTAGCTCGGCAGTTGGAACCACCGTTCCGTCGCTGAGCAAAGAAATTTCAATGTCCTTGAATTCCTTGTACAGGTACTCGGTGATTCGAGCCGACTTGTCTTGAATCCATGCGGGCGCCGATGCAACGCCCATGTCCCACTCACCAGTCGCGTTCAGCTTTGCTTTCGGGTAGCGGGTCTTGAATTCATCCCGCGATATGTCCTCATAGATGAACGCAAAATTCGCGTCTGAACCGTCCGGCTCCTGCGAGTGCGGGTCAAACAATACGGTGAAGCGGTCGCGAATGCGCTTGATCTTGATTTCTTGGTCAAAGCTCAGAGGATCCGCGTACTCGGTCAGAAGGCGAAAATAGCCTAAGCCCTCGCCAACCGTGCCCTCAAACGCAGTGTCATAAGCGAAGTCTGCGCTCGAATTCTTTTCGATGTGGCGAATCAGCCCTGTGATGACTTTCGCGGTCTCAACGTCTGCGCCATCGTCAACCGGGTGAACCTTGATCGACGGGCGATTCTGGCGTTGATCATTCGTGACCTGCTGAACGTGCTGCGGAAGTTTGTTAATCGTCAGACAAGGACGGTAGTCGCGCTGACGGCTTGCCTTTACCTTTTCGTCCCACTGGTCGCCTGTGCGAAATTTGAGCTCCTCTGAAGCTCTAGCGCGTATTTCGCTTTCCGCTTCTTCGGCTAACTTAAAACGTGAGTGTGCCTCAGCGAGAATTTCCTCGTCGCTGCGTTCTTGTTTCGCTTCGCTGGGAGTGGATGCCACGATTCGATACTGAACCGCGAAAACGTTTAAGCTAATTAAACAACTTGTTTACGTTTTATGGTATGGGGTACGTCATGAATGAGACAAAAGCGGGAAGAGAATTGGATCGCGCCATAGCCGAGAAGGTGATGGGCCGTAAAGTAACGTGGGATGCGCCAGACGTTTTACTTCCCGGTCCCCCAGACAACGATGCGCCGAATTACTCAACTTCGATAGACGCTGCTTGGGAAGTGGTGGAGAAACTCAGACCCGAGTTCGACGTTGTTCTTGAATGTGTGACATCTGAGTTCAACTGCCACATCAATAAGCCTGGAAGGGTCGGAACGCCCGATCACAACCACGTTAGAGCCGACACCGCCCCTATGGCGATTTGCCTGGCTGCGCTGAAAGCGGTGGGGGAGTGAACAACGAAATTAAAAACCACTGCAAGGAGCTGTATAATCTCTGCGCTAAGGTGACCGGCATCCGAGAAGTGTGCTTGAGGTGCGGATACATCTGGGCTTCGTGGGAAGAATCACATGAGTGCTTGCCGCCTGTCTTCACGTTCACCGAAGACGAACTAAAGAACGACGAACTAGAGAAGTTCGCCGCAAAATACGGACCTAAGAAGCGATCATAGCTAAAACCTATTGTTGTGCCGCTTAGGGCTCGCTGACGCTGAGTTATCGCCCGAAATCCAGTACGTTGACGGTGCGCTCAAGCATCTCTCTGTGTTCTCGCTCGGGCACTTGTCACAGCAAGGCCTGATTCCTGCCTCGCTGCGATACGTGATGACCTCGAAAACGTGACCGCAATCCCTGCATTTATAATCGAAAATTGGCATAGTTCACCCCATCCAGCTTGTTTCGCCGCAATTGAAATATTGATCGTCGCGCGGCTTGTGCGGTGCGATCTTCGGCGTGTGAATGAGCGCAAGAATGTACGCACTCGCAAAGTCAGGTGAGCGACCGATGCGGCCCACAATGTCCTCTCGAGATTCCACCCGAATCTTTGAACCCTGAAGTTTCCACTTAGGAGCACAGAGGTCTGCTTTTAGCCTCGGGTCATTTGGTAGCGCGATTCCTGTGTTTTGGGTTGGGTCGAGCGCCTCGCGCATCTTCCACCAGAGTTCTGAACGCAGGTTGAAGAACGAGAGCATTCCAGAGTGATCCTTGGCGTAGGACGCTTCGGCCACGTTAACTCCTAGCGCGTGCTGGCCCGCGTCTTTCAGGAAGTCGTACGGTGCCGAGCCCACGCCGATCACGTCAACGTGAATGGGCGCCTTGTCTCGCGCCGCTGCGATCACAAGCCCCGCAGTAGAAGGACCGTCAGGGGTTTCTTTGCCGGGATATGGCAAGGGCTCATCAAACCACATGCCGTGCCGTCTTGCTATGACTGTGTTGTCCTTGCCGCCTCGAGCAACGTCTACCCCTAGTGAATCCATGGGCTCAAGTTTAGCGGGCTTCGTCCAGCGTGCCATAGCCGCCTCAACCCATTGAGAGGGGATGACTTGGAATGGATCATCCTCAAGCCCGGCGTGGAAGTCGCCGTTTAGCATCTGACTTCTCAATGGCTCCGGCAACCCCTGAAGCGTGGCCATGTATCCCGTACCCATCAGGTAAGGGTTATCCGTGACACGAGAAGGGATGAACGTGCGAGACATCGGCTTGATTGTTTCGCTTCCGTGCTGGAACGGTTCGCCGGTTGGGACTTCAACGTCTTTGCCGTCCATGGTGGCAAACCAACGGAGTTCGCCCGGCTGCGCGGGGTTGGGGTGTGTCTTATCGAGCCATGGAGCGAAGAATGACATCACCCACTGGCCCTCGGATGAGGTTGGCGGATTGAACGTGAGAAGCGCCTGGCAGCGTTGGCATGGGTCTGTCGTTCTCAGCCACCCAAGCAAGAACCTTACTTGGCTTTCAAGGAAGTTCGTTGCTTCGTCGAATACGAGAAAGTCATGCGCCCTGCCCTGATACCTTGTTTCATCGCCCAGATGCGGAACGGATCCAAACTCGATTTGCCGCTTTTCCAGTCGCCATATCTTTTCCTGCCCGTTGTATCCGTCCCGGTTCTTTAGCAGTTGAGTCAGGCGGTCGATAACACCGGTAAGCTGCGTGGCCTCACGCCGCAGAATCATGGTGTTTCTGTGGCGTCTGATTGCCTTACCACAAGCGAGATCAGTCTTGCCGCCGCCGGCAGCGCCACCATAACCCAAAATGTCGGCATCGCTTTCAAAGGCTAGGGACTGCGGACCTGGAAGCGGCTTCCAGAGTGAATCGCGCCGCTCTTTTTCCTCAAGCAGCGCCAGGAGTTCTAGCTTCTCACTGCGGTTCATTGGCGGGCTTTGCCTTTGCCATGTGTGCAGCTATCGCAGCGTCGAGCTGCTCATCCGGTAAGTCCGAAACGTTCTTTGTCTCGATCGGTTTGCCGTCTGGGCCGGAGTGCTCGTGGCGATCCGTAAACAGCTTGAGCTTCTTACCCAGTAATTCAAGCGCCTTCGTCTTGTCGTAAGCCTTGAACTTCCGAGCCAAGCCAATCGCGTGCTTGTCCTCGCCCTGGCCGTCAAAAATCTCATGCACCTCAAGCCCGTTGAGTGAGCGCCTCACGTCCTCGGGTATCTCGCTCAAGGGTTTCATCTGGCCCATCTCATCGAAGGCTTGAGTCATGTCTGCCGTCGCGATGGCCGCGAGCTCTGAGAGCACTCGTCCGCGGGTTACGCCCATCTCTTCAAGCGCGTGTTCCGTCAGCTCGTCTATACGCTTGCTCAGTGACGGATTGTGACGAAGCTCATACCCTCGCTCTTTGGCGCTGTCTGCGCTGTAACCGGCTTCCACGGCTGCTCTTGCGGCATTCCAGTGGGTCACATAGAGCTGACAGAAGTGCTCTTGCTTCGGAGTGAGTTTCCCTTTCACGCTCCCCACCCTCCGTCAGGACCTCGAAAGATGAAAACGCCGAACGTGATAACGCTGGCACATAAAACGCCGAAGGTTATTGGGTCGAGAGAATCCATGATTCTCAACGTACCCGCTGCACTCGTTTAGAAAAGTTAAACGTTATGTTTACCTTTTCTTTGTACAAAACGCGGCTATATTGGACCCATGAGCATATCACTTGATTCGATTCTTGCGGACTTCGGAACCGAAGATTTAGCGCGTGCTAACTGGCGCTCTCGTGTTGCCGTAACGGTGTGGCTCTCGCCCGAGTTCAAGGCGCGATATGACAAGCTCCAACAGGCGAGCGGAAGGCGCTTTCACAAGAAGGTGCGCGAACTGCTTCAGGCCGCAATTGAGCAAGCCGAGCTGCGCATTTAGCGCGGAAAATATACTCAGAAAAACAGCGAGAACCGCGCGAAATCAAACTCAATAGCAGTGTCAGACGAACCAACAGCAAGCACCGTTGCGCTGGGCGAGTAGCTCACCCTGTCGCTCAAACGAAACCGCTTCCCGGCGGAAAACATATAAGCCATTTCAACGTCGCTAACAGTTCCAGACGAAACCCCAACGGCACCAAGCGAGGCCGATAGGTAAAACGCGTTGCCAATGTCCGCATCGCCAGCGTTTACGATCAGCCCGCCAAGGATGGACGATAGCCTTACTGTTTTATTGTTCACGGTCTCACTAACGACCGCCGCCGTAGTGATCGCGCCGACGTTTGGCGCGAAGTAATATGCTGCGGTGGATCCGACGTTCATGGTGCTTGAATCACCGACAAAGCTCAGTGACCCGGTGTAGGCGGTCATCTCCAGCCTGATGGGTGCGATCTCCTGAGCATGAACCGTGGATACAAGAAGGGTCGAGATTGCCATTATGATTTTTTTCATACCCGCTCATCGGGTGCTCGCTCAAAATCCTTAAGGCCGTAGGAATTAAGTGTGTATTTTACGCCACGGCGTAGGGGGTTGATTAAGGTCTTTGTGTTTATGCCGAAAAGTATTCAGGACTCAGGACCACTGGAATTGATCAATTGAACACACCTGAGTCTCAGCGTACCGATTGCAGCGGTACACTCAATCCATTTATCGGCAGATTTTGCCGGAAGGTGAGGGTGTATGTCCAAATGCAAGCGGTGCAGGGAAAAGGTCCAGAGCGGCAAGGAGAAGATCCAAGAAGGAATCCGCCAGATACTTCTAGGCGCGCACGAGATGAATGCTGTCGGTACAAAATCAGATCGCCGCAAAAAGGCTCAAAACAAGGGTTAACGCGGGAGGCGCCGCGCTTAGGGCCCCGTGCGCTTAACTTGAGTGGGGTGCGGGGAGAGGCCCCGCCAATAGATTCAATGTCTGGTGGACAGCGTTAGCTGGACATGAACGAAGCCGTTTAAAGGCTGAGTGAAAATTCCTATAGAGCGAAGCGATACGGGATCAATAAGGGGTTATGCTTTCTCTGTCGAGCGAATGTTTGCGTCAAAAACTATCTATAAGTGAGATGCGTAAAAATCCGTAAATAGCGGGTAATAGCGGGATAAAGTGGGTAGGAATTTCCAGAAAATGCAGGATATTATGGAATCACCAAATTTGCGCACCGTAACAAACGCATCGCGCCATAGCTTCGCATTTCCACATACACATTGAGTTGGAGCCATTTATGGCTGTAAGTTGCGCGTTACTTTTTCTTCGGTGCCGCGGAAAGCGCGGTGATTATGGTGGCCCGGGTGATGTCGTCGTCTAGGGCCCTGCGGAGGTATTCGATAAGTTCGCCCGGTGTAGGCTCCACAAGGTCAGGGTCGAGAAATAGCGCCGTTTCGCCTACGCCAATCTTCTGCGCTAGCGCCTGCCTGGTGGCTCCCTGTGGGACGATGCCGCCAGACTCGAAGTGCTGGTACGTGCGCAAGGGAACGCCTATTTTCTCAGCGAAAGCCGCCTGTGTGGCCTTTCCCCTCAACCGTTTTAGATTATAAGAAAATACTTGTTCAATGGTTTCCAACATTTAAATGGTAACCTTTCCGACCGACAAAAAAACGACAGACTTTGGCGGATTTGACTACCAAAGCCGCCAGTTTCGTTGTATTGTGCAATCAGAATGAACGATCAGTACTTACTCAACAGCAGAATGGTCAGGGCGTACCTCGAAGAAGGGGATAGGAAACACTCCCATCTCGTGAAGGAACTCGGAGTTTCAGACTCTACCGTGTGCAGAATGCTTGGCGGCTATGTGCCACGGAAAGAGGTCATTGAGAGGCTCGCCCTGCTGATCGGGTGCAAACCGGAAGCGTTGCTCCTACCCAAAACAGCCAAGGCGGGCTGAAAGTTTTAAGCGACCGGCCATAACCCGGTCAGGTGATGCTTACGACACAGTGCGTAATTGCGCAAGCAATTTATGCGATACGGATTTTTACGTCAAAGGAGCCCCTATGACCGCTTCAGCAGAACTCAAAAACGCCGTTGCAGGACTTCTCGGGCTTCCCGCTGCCGAGCTCGGGAAAGACATTAAGCCAGACCCACACTTTGAGGCGCTTGATCCGTTTACCGCGCAGGAAG